TAAAAATTTAAAATTAATATATTTATTTAGAGACTATATATTTAAAGTTTAGAAAGATGTTTTGAAGTAAAAAAATATCGATATTTGTTAGATAAAAAAAGTTATTGAGCAATATTTAAAGAGTAAAATGATATTTCAGTAAATTGCCAAGAATAAATAAAAATTAATATATATGTGAAACAAAATTAGGAGGAAAAATGGATAAACAAAGTACAACAAAATATATTTTTGTTACAGGTGGAGTTGTTTCATCGCTTGGAAAAGGGATTGTGGCTTCTTCATTGGGAAGATTGCTAAAGGAGCGGGGATATAAAGTTACAATTCAAAAATTTGATCCTTATATAAATGTGGATCCAGGAACTATGAGTCCTTATCAGCATGGAGAGGTTTTTGTTACAGAAGATGGAGCGGAAACTGACTTAGATTTGGGGCATTATGAAAGATTTATCAATGAAAATCTGACAAAGTATAATAACTTGACGACTGGAAAAATTATGTCAAAAATTATTGCAAAGGAACGTCGTGGAGAGTTTTTGGGAGGAACAGTGCAAACAGTACCTCACGTGACTGATGAAATCAAGTATAATGTTATAAAAGCGGCTGAAGAAAATAATTCTGATATTGTAATTACTGAAATTGGTGGAACTATTGGAGATATTGAAAGTGATCCGTTTATTGAAGCGATCCGTCAATTGAAAAGAGAAGTTGGAAGAGAAAATATTGCCTATATTCACGTTACATTACTGCCATATTTGAAGGCTGCAGGGGAATTAAAGACAAAACCTACGCAGCATAGTGTGAAGATGCTTCAAGGGCTTGGAATCTCACCTGATGTAATTGTAGTGAGAAGTGAGCATCCTGTTGATGAAAATATTAAGAAAAAAATCTCGCTTTTCTGTGACATTGATGAAGAAGCAGTTATTGAATCACTTGATGCTGAAAGTCTTTATGAAATACCATTAACTATGGAAAAATTAGGACTTGCCGATGTAATTTGTAAACATTTTAAAATAAAAAATGAAAAACCATTGCTAAAAGAATGGACTAGTATGGTTGAAAAATTCAAAAATCCTAAAAAACTTGTAAAAGTAGCAGTTGTTGGAAAATATGTTGAATTAAAGGATGCTTATATAAGTATTCACGAGTCAATAGAGCATGCTGGATTTAATCTTGATACAAAAGTTGAGATTGATTACTTTAAGGCTGGAGAATTTGATGTGAGAAAATTGGCAGATTATGATGGAATTCTAGTGCCAGGTGGATTTGGTGACAGAGGAATTGATGGAAAAGTTGAAGCAATTAAGTTTGCAAGGGAAAATAATATTCCATTTTTTGGAATTTGCCTTGGAATGCAAATGGCCTGTGTGGAATTTGCAAGAAATGTGCTTGGGTACAAAGGTGCAACTTCAACAGAGTTTGAAAAGGACACAGCCTATCCAATTATCAGCCTTATGGAAGAGCAAAAAGGGCTTAAGGATATGGGAGGAACAATGCGTCTAGGAGCATATCCATGTGTATTAAAAGAAGACAGCTTAACTGCAAAAGTTTATGGAAAAACTGAAATTGCAGAAAGACATAGACATAGATATGAATTTAACAATGCCTACAGAGAAGAATTTGAAAAGTCAGGAATGGACATTGTAGGATTATCTCCAGATGGAAATTACGTAGAAGTAATTGAAATAAAAGATCATCCATATTTTATAGCTTCACAATACCATCCAGAATTTAAGAGCCGTCCAAACCGTCCTCATCCATTATTTACAGGATGGATAGAAGCGGCATTGAAAAAACGAAGCGAGAGATAATAAAATTATAATGTATTAAATATTTTTTAGCGAGGGGTTAAAAGCCCCTTGTTTATTTTATAAAAAATGGCAAATTAAAAAACTTGCCATCTTTTTGTTAAAAATTTAAATTAATTAATTATTTTCTCTGTAATAATCCCATTCATCAACTTTTGTTCCGTTATTAAATCTGCATACTCCTCTTTCATTTCCATTTTTATCTTTTTCAGTAACAGATTTTCCACCTTTATCAACACAGAATTTAGAAGCTGGATTAGGCATTCCAATTACTGCTGCTTCAGCATCTCTTGCAGTATGATTTTGTCTGTAGTATTCCCATTCTTCCATAGCTGTACCATCTTTTAACATGCAAACTCCATAATCACCTTTACCGCTTTTTACAATAATAGATTTTCCGCCTTTGTCAACGCAGAATTGTGAAGCTGGATTCGCTGCTGTTACCTTTGCAGGTGCTGGAACTGTCGCCGCTGGCTTATTATTATCATTATTTTTCTTTTTAAAGAATCTGAAACTTGCTGACATTCCAGAAATAGACATAATAACCATCATTGCACTTACTGTTAATTTTAAATTTTTCATTTTTTTATCTCCTTTTTATTGTTTATAATCATTATATCATATATGTTCCCATTTTTTATATAACAAAAAATAAAAATTAAATTAAAATTTTATTTGCATATAAAATTATTCCCACTCTACAACTTTAATTCTTTTTCTAGTTTAAATACTTATTTTTATTTACTTTTATTTTACCAAAAAAAGTAAAAAATTTCAAATTTTAAATATTTTCATAAAAAAACAGTACCTTTTTAGTACTGTTCTTTATAAGTTATTTAGTATGTCTTTTATTAAATCATTGTCTTCTTTTAAGACATGTGAATATATGTCTAAAGTAGTTGATACTTTTTCGTGTCCTAGTCTTCTTGAAAGTGATACTATATTAACACCTTTTGATAATAAGAAAGTTGCGTGAGAATGTCGTAAATCGTGAACTCTAATTTTTTTTAAATTAGCTTTCCGTGCATAGAAATTTATATCATTTTCAAATTTATGCTTTGTAAATCCCTCAAATAATCTAGTTTTTGGAGTAGGTTTATACAACATTTGGATAAAATTCTGTATCATATCAGTAACAAATTTAGGACAGTCAATAATTCTTTTAGATTTAGGAGTTTTTGGAGATGTTATAATATCCATTCTATTTATTCTCTGAAAACTTTTATTTATCCTTATCTTATGCTTTTCAAAATCTATATCTGATATTGTTAATGCTAAAAGTTCACCTATCCTGATACCAGTATAAAATAATATATTGAATCCAACTACAGACTCTTTTTTATGTTCAATTGCCTTTATAAATTGATTAAACTCCTCTATTGTCCATACATTCATTTCATCAGCATTTTTTTTCCCTATAGTTCCTGCGGCTAAACAAGGATTTTTTTTCAAATTATAAAATTTGACAGCATAATTCAATATAGCAACAAGTTGATTATTAATAGTTCTTAGATAAGTTTGAGCATAATTTTTTTCCATTAATTCATTTTGCCATTTTCTAACTAATAAAGGTGTTATTTCTTTTATTTTATATTTTTGAAAAAATGGTAATATCTTTTTATTGATAAGATATTTTTTTGTTTCAATTGTATGTAATTTTAGCCTATTTTTTAAATCATTCATATAAGATTTACACAAATTTTCAAATATTATTTCAGTATCAGATACAAAAGAGTTTATGTAATTTCTTTCATACTCCATTGCTTCTTGCTTTTTATTAAATCCCATTTTTTTAACTTTTTTAGAAATTCCGTTTTCTTTTACATAAAAAGAAACATACCATTTTTTGCTTTTTTCATCCTTATATGCTGGCATAAAAATCACTGTCCTATATTGTAACGTTCATTGAAGTATTTAGCATTTACTTTACCTTGCTGCGTTAAAAATCCTTTTTCTCTCAATTCTTCATTCAATTTTCTTATAATCTTATATGCCTTACCTTCTTTAACACCAATTATTTTCATAATATCATCACATTCATAAAACCATTTTTTCATCATTCCTCCATTTCTCTCAATTAACCATATCCTTTTTTGTCTTAATCAATATAAATTTTTATTATATCTCCAGTTCTTTTGTACCCAAAACATAAATTCCCATCATCGGCTATAAGAGCCAGTTCATCTGAACTTAATCCAGCCTTGTTTGATAAAATTTTAAATGACTTGTTAGCATAACCAAAGCCATTAAATTTAAATGCTATATCATATTCTTCTATATTTTCAGAAGCGTATTTATTAATTTTGTATTTTTCTGTTAATTCCTTGTAAATGCTTTTATTCATATCTCTTTTTTCATATCCATTTTCGGTATATGCCCAACTTGGATAAATTCTTTTTTCTATCATTTTTATTCTCCCTTTTTTATTTTATTTTTAAATTGTAATATTCTTCTTTTTCAAAATCTCCAAACACTTCTTGGAATGTTTTTTTATCAATGCTCACTTCACTTATTTGTAATTTTTTCTTTAAGTTATCAGGCAGTTGCGAATATTCTTCAAAACTAAGCTGGAACGGCTTAAATTTATATATTTGATATTCGCTAGGCACTTCTTCTGGATTCGGTTTTATTTCACGGGTACTTTTTCTTAAAAAAATTATTCTTCCGCTTTCTGTCTGCACCCCGTTTGATTGCCCTGTTTCAATACCGCAACTTCGCATTGTTTCGGCAACGTTTTTTGAAAATCTATCAAACCCTTTTGAATAAAATTGTTTCAAATTTTTCAATCTTTCAATTTCTCTGTCGATTGCTCCGACAATTTTGTTTGCTCCAGTCCCTTGTCCTAAATAATTTATAAATTTATTATAAATTTGAACAATCGTATCTCCTTCGTTCTCAATTTCTACTGCCAACATCTCTCTTGTATCTTTTAATGTCTGCTCGTCAATTTCATCTTCTAAAAATGCTCTTTCAATATTTTTTCCTGCTGCACTCAGCGGATATAAATTTAATTCTCTGCTCATTTTATTTTCTCCTATCTCTATTTTTATAATTTATAATTTTTTTTATTTATTTCTGTAATTGCTATCAAAAAGGAAAACTTTCGTCCTCATTAGAATCATAATGATTTCTGTTACCATTTTGACTGCTACTATTGTTTTTGCTGTCAATAAATTCAAAAGTGTTTACCAAAACTCTTGTAAATTTTCTCTTTTCTCCGTTCTGTTCGTAACTGTTTACGCTTAAACGTCCCTGTATCAATATCCTATTACCTTTTCTAAAATATTCAGCTATATTCTCAGCCGTCTTTTCCCAAGCCACACAGTCGATAAATTCAGCTTCATCTCTTGTTTTCTGTACAGCTAATGTAAAAGTTGTGTATGCCTTTCCTCCTGAAGTGTATTTTAGTTCTGGGTCTTTTGTCATTCTTCCTGATAATATTACGTTGTTCATTTTTTATGCTCCTTTTTCTAATTTTTCTAATTCGTATATTTTATTAGCCAATTCACTCACGTTGTCGTTCGATAATTCTGCAATATTCTTAGCATTGTGTGTTTCAAAAAAGCCGTCAATCATTTCTTGATATTTTTGAGTATTTTTAGCGATATAATTTTCACCATTTTTCCGTTTTTCTTCCGTTGATACTTGTTTTTTTTGATTTTTAGGCTCGTCGTTATTATGAGTATTTGTTGTATCACTGTCTTTCGTGTCATCAATAGCAAGTAATCCATTTAAGGCATATTTTCTAGCATATGAGGAACTCGCACCAGTAATTTGACTTCCATCCATTCCTTTTTTTGATAATTCTTCTCTTGCAAAAGCGGTTGCACTATGTTTTTCTCCGCTTTCAACATCAATCAAAGTTGCTGTTGCTTTGATGTAAAATCTATCTCCGATTTGGACTAACTCATCGCTTAATTGGATAATTATTTTTTCTCTTAAAAGCAATGGTTTTAATGCTTCTAAAATATCTTCGCAATTTCTAAAATTGTAGTTTCCAAAATTGTTTCTTTGAGATTTTGGAGCTTTTAATTCAACCTGTATCTTATTTATTTTTTCGTAAATATTCATCATTCTTTTCCTCCCATTTATCGTTGTCTTGTTTTAATTCCTTATTAAGTTCCTGCAAGTTCTTAGCAGCGTTCTTGAAAAAATCAAGACTTGTATTTTGCTTTTTTATATAATCATCAAACATTTTAAATCAATCCTTTCTTGGTTTTAAAATATCCTTAAAATCTCTAATTCTGCTTGGTACATACCATAATAGCAATGCCATCAAAAACGGAAACACCACATTGCCTCCTGCTATCCAGTGCCCTTTGATTCGGATAACTTCAATCTGAATCCAAATTGATGTCAGTATCAAAATCATCCATTTTGTTGCATTCACTGTTGTCATTATTTTCTTCCTCCATTTCCTTAATTTCTTTTTGTTCCATTTCTTTTTCCAGCTGTTCTCTTATTGTCATTATTCCTCCTTAATTTCATAATTTACTATTTTAAATTTATTTTTATTTGTTATCTTTTTAAATTTAACTTTGATTACATTTCTATCTTTTGTTTCAAGTTCTAGTATTCTTTTATTTCTGTCAAGTGTATAAGCCTCAACAGAATAATATTTTCTAAGAATTGATTTTACTTTTTTGGCAATCTGTATTAATTCAGTTGCTTTTAAGCTGTTCAATTCTTTCATTAATTTTTCATTCGTTTTAATTATCCTCCTAAAAATTTTTGATATTCTCAATATCCTAAATCAGTAATTCAGATTTGCTTTAAATGTTCTTAGATAAGCCCTTTTGTTACCCTGATATGCTTTTGATACTGATTAAGAATATTGTATTAACTTAATTGTGCTATCTATCTGTAAAGAAAAATATAAAAATTAATAAATTAAGAAAGGAGTTTGACTATTAAAGCCGCCAGTTTTTTCTGCATACCTCAAGCAGTTACCGTGTGTACAGTATGCAGAGGGTAATAGATAGCACGATTAAACTAATACTTTTTATTGATTTTTTTAAATTAATATTGTAAAATTATTAAGTAAAATCGGTTTTGGCTAAACCGTTTCGTGTATGTTGTTTTATAGGTTCTGGCTATTGAAAGATAGCCAGTTTTTGAATAATATTTAACATAATTTAACCTGAAAGGAGTATTTATGCCAAATGATTACAAAGATATTTGCCGTTCTATAGAAAAATTAGAAAAAGCGATATCTAAATTACCTAAAGAGTTTAAAGACAACAAAGATGTAGTAAGAATGCTTGAAAAACAATTAAGGGAGTTTCAGAAGTCTAATAAATTTGAAATTCAGAAAGAAATCGGAAACTCCAAACAGTTTCAAATAACATTAATTTTATCTGTAATAAGCACTGTAATATCTTTAATCGCATTATTTAAGCAATAATTTTATAATTACCAATATCAAAGCAATCATGTTCAAGACCAATAAATCAAAATATGTTTTTGGTCTTATTTTTTCCCAAAATTTTTTAAAAAATTTCATATAGTTCATCTCCTTACTTTTTAAACAATTTCTTGATTCTGTTCTTTAATTTCTTCGCTTCTTTTTCTCTCAAAGCCTTTTTGTTGTTTTCGTTTACCATTTCTAATACTTCAAATTTCATCTCTCTACCTCTATTCTATAATTATTTTTCTTTGCTTCCTTATTTTTTAAAAATTTTATATTTATATTGTCCTCTAAAAGACGTTCTATAAGTTCACAAGTTTCATTTACTGTTGTCTTACATCTTTTAGAAATTGTTAAAACCTCAAACCCGCTTAACCCTTTCCTTATTTCGTTCCTTGTAAGTTTCAAGTCGCTTATAGCTTTTGCAAGTTCACACATTTTGTCCATTACATTTCTCCTAAATCTTATTTTTATACAAAATAGCAGCCATTTCATCACGTATCTTTTTATACTCGACGTCAAACTCTTCCTCTTGCTCATCTGTGTAATCAGGATTTTTCTTTTCCCAGTCTTCCCAAGCTTTTGCAGTTTCTATATAGTCTAATACAAGGCTTTCGAACGGTTCAAAATTAAAGTCTTTTTCCTCATATCTGCAAATTATGAAATCGTGCAGTTCTTCTAACGAAATATATCGCAATTGATTTTCATATTTTGCTTTAAATTCTTTAAATTCATTTTCTAAATGATTGCAGAAATCGTTGTATTCTTCTATCGCTCTGTCTTCTTCTTCACATAAACGATCCCAAGCTAAGTCTCTTGCTCTTTCTGCTCCTTCTGCGAATTTTAGGTTTTCACTGTAGCTCATGTTATCATCTCCCGCCTCATACGTTTATTACGTATAAATTGTTTAAAAAAAATATTTGTTTTATTTACAAGATTATTATATACGATTTTTACGTATATGTCAAGTAAAAATATTATTTTTTTGAAAAAATATTGTATAATAGTATAAATAATAAGATTTTATAAGGATAAAGGTGTACGTTATGAACGAATTAGGTATAGTTTTAAAACAACTACGAGAAAATAGAAATTATACAATAAAAGAATTGTCTGAAAAATCAAAAGTTGGAAATGGAACTATTGGAGATATAGAACGAGGAAAAAATAAAACAACAATTAAAACATTGGAAAAACTTTCTAAAGCGTTGAATTTAACAGAAAGTGAAAGAGAAAGACTCTTTTCTACATACGTTCCCAAGGATATTTCAGAAAAGATATTAGAACCTAAAATGAATAAGAGAGAGCGTAATCAATTTGAAAATATATTAAATTCAGCGAGTCATTTTTTTAATGATGAAAAAGTCAGCGAAGAAGACAAGATGAAAATGAGGGATAGTTTACTTGAAGCTTTTTACGATGCTAAATCTAAGAACAAAAGAAAATAATATCGGAGTGACATATGAGAAAAGTTAGAGGAAAAAACATAAAATTGAGAGTAAAAAATCTTATAGAGAAATATAATACTAAGAATCCGTATGAGTTATGTAGAAAATTAAAAATAACAATAATATGTCGTGATTTAGGTAAACCAAAAGGATGGTTTCAAAAAGTTCTACGTAGAAAGTATATTTTTTTAAACGAAAAACTTGATGATTACTCTAAACTAATTGTGTTGTGCCATGAATTAGGTCATGCAATTTTACACCATTCAAAAAAAATTGGATTTATGAAAATAAATTTTTTAAATTATACTTCTGAACTCGAAAACGAAGCCAACGAATTCGGAGCAGAATTAATGAAGTATCAGGAAGAAGTTAGTTTTGAAGTTGCTAGAGATTGCGATCTAGGATTGCAGGTGTTAGAAGAAATGAAAAGATATGTAAAGTTTTAACATATACAATAAATTTTAGTGGGGAGCTAATTTTGGTTTCAAAATAAAAAAAAGAGGGAGGAATCAAAATGAAAAAATTATTTCTAGTTTTAACATTAGCATTTGTTAGTGCCAATACATTTTCAGAAACATTGTATTTTAAAAACTGTAAAGAAGCACGTGCGAAAGGGTATAAAAATATTAAGAAAGGCGAACCTGGATATGCTAAACATTTAGACAGAGATAAAGACGGGGTGGCTTGTGAGAGTGGATAAAAGGAGTGATTAATTAATTTCAAAAAAGTGTCAAAAAAATTTCAAACAAAAAACAAAGACAAAAAAGGTAAAATAGGAGTGTAAAGTTTGGTTAGAAGAATAGAAATTCCAAAAAGAGTAAAACGTGAACAAGTTGAAGAAAGTCTTTTAAAAAATATCAGTAAATCTAACAAGAAAAAGGATGCTATTTTTGGTATTAAATGCTTAAAATTTGTGATTTTAATACTTAATGCTCTAGTAATAATTTCAAAAAAAAATGACTTTGATGGTTATATTACTACATTGTTTGTAACTTTATTTAGTACATACATTTCTTTGATTGAAAAGTTTTGTGATGAAAATTTAGAAAGTACTATTGTAACAAAAATAGGTATTATATCAACAATTATACCAGTTTCTGTTTTAACAATAGGAAGAAAAATAAACATAACCTATATGGAAAATATAAAATATTTCTATTGGGATTCTATAGCAATACTTTTAGTTATATTTTTTTACATCTTCATATTTGTGGATTTTGGTTTCAAAAAAATAGAAAGAGAGGTGTAAAGTATGTGGAATAATTTAAAAATATCAATTTTTGTAGTTTTGTTATCTTATTTTATAGCTAAAATAGTTAATTTTTTTAATTATGGAGGTATAAAAAGGTTAAAAAAGGTAAATGTAATATATTTTATATTTTTTTATATTTTTCAAGATATAATAATTTTATTTTCTGCATATTGGTTCTCGGGCTATTTAAAAAGAAATAAAGAAGAAGTATTAAAAAAATTTGATTTTATAACTATGAAAAATAGGGAAAAATTTTGTGTTTTAATGTTTAGATTTTCTTTTTTATATTCATTGTTGTTAGAAGAAAAAGAAAAATTCTCTGATGAAATGTATAATGCGTTAGCTATCAAAAAAGATAAAAAAAGAAAAAATAATAAATTCAGTATTATAAAAATTATGAAAAGAGAAGTAGAAACTTTTGCTTTGGAACGTGTAAATTATGATTTTAAAACATTTTAAAATATAAAAAAACGATATAATAAAGAGCCTATTTCAAGGCTCTTTTATATTGCTTAAAAATATGGTATAATTTAATTAGAATAAAAATAATTGGAGGAGAAAATGAAAAAAATTTTATTGATTTTAACAACATTATTGTTAATTGTAAGTTGCGGAACACCGCAAGCACAGAAAGATTTAGAAAGTGTATTAAAGGCACTTCAAACTGGAGATGCAAAAAAGATAAAGGAGTTGAATCCTAATTCGGAAATGTTGGCAAACGATGAAACTGTAAAAATTTTCTTAAGCGGATACAAAAAAATGAGTTACAAAATCAAGAAAACAAAAGTGGAAGGAGACAAAGCAATTGTAAATCTTGATATAAAAGCTCCTGATCTGAGTTCTTATTTTCCAGAATTTATGCAACAAGGAATGGCATTAGCTTTTTCAAATTTTGGAAAAAGTGAAGAAGAAATGAAAAAAATTGGAGAAGAATTTACAACAAAATATTTTGAGGAAAAATTAAAGTCAAAAGATTTGAAGTTTAATGAGAAAAATATAGATGTTGTGTTGAAAAAGAACGGTAAAAATTGGCAAGTTGATGGACAAGATGAAAAAAACAAAGAACTTTTTGAAATAATTACCTTTGGTTTTTCAAAATTAGCAGAAAACGCAAATGGAACTTCCGAACAAAAGCAACCTACCAAGTATTTTAAAAAAGGTGAAAGAGGTGTAATTGAAAATACGGCACAAACTGTAACAGATGTTAAAGTTGTAGAAAAAGGAGAGTATTCACAACCTAAAGAAGGGAATGAATACATAGTTGTAAAACTTACTAAAGAAAATATTTCAAAAAATATAGTGCCAGGTGCAATATCAGAACATTACCAAATTGAAACTAAGGATAAAAAATTAATTAAACCAGACGTAAGTGTTGTTGAATTTGGAGAATTTAATTTTGACGATATACCGGTTGGAAACAAAATTGATCAAACAATTGTATTCGAAGTTCCAAAAGGGCAAGCAGGAACTTTTAACATAATAGAAAACGGACATAAACTGGCTGTATATGATATAGGATTATAAAAAAAATAAAAGGAGCTGTAAAAGGCTTCTTTTTTTTACTTGACATATACGTAAAAATCGTATAAAATAAATATGAGGTGAAAAAAATGGAAAACATGGAGATAACACGAAAAATATATTCTAAAATAATTTTTAGTATTAGAGATAAAAAGATGACACAAAAAAAGGTATCAGAAATAATAGGAATGAAGCCACAAACTTTTTCTGATAATCTAACTAAGTTGAAAGATGGGAAATTTCCTTCTGTAGAAACATTAAAAAAATTGCAAGATGCTCTAGAAATAGATTTGGGAATAAATTTTTTTTAGTTTTTGTATACGTAAAAATCGTATAATATAAAACCCAAAAGAAAAGTAAGGAGGTGTGAGATGAACGAGAAAGAAAAAAGAATAACCGAACTTCATAGTTTAGTTTGTGACTTAAGAAATAAAGTTTTAGAAACTACCCCAACATTAGATTTACAAGAAATAACTTTTGTAAAAGAAATGCTGGGGGTGGAATTAATGTTTTTATTTTCTAGTGAGCCATTGGAAAATAGTGTTTCCGACAGGGGGCAAAAATAAAATAAGAGAGGTGAGATAAATGAACTGGAAAAAAATATTGATGCAAATAATTTTATCAGCAGCAACATCAATAATAACATTGTATATTTTGGCTAGATATTTTAGTTAGTAGCTTTAAAAATCAAAGCGAACCATTTCCAATGGTTTATTAGATACCATATGACAATCGTTGTTAAAATACTTGTTATTATTGGAACAAAAATAGAAGTTAAGATTTTAAGTGAAAAGATTTTAAGTTCAGTAATAAATTTATTTTTGCGTTCAAGTTTAAAATCTTCAAGGAAAGTGATGCCGTTAGGATTAATTTCAATAATATCGTCATTAATGTTATTGTCGTAATAATTTGAAACATATTCAAGAATATTATTAATCCTTATATCTAAAACGTCTCTTGAGTGATAATTGAATCGTTTTAATAAATTATTATAACTAACTTTTTTCTTTTCAGAAATATATTTTAATATTTTCAAATCAATAGAATTCATAATAGTTCTCCTTTGTTTTTGTTAATATTATAGCACAAAATCAAAAAAGAAAATGATAAAAACGAGTTTAAAGGATTAAAAAAATAAAATAAAAAAGCACTCCAAAGAGTGCCAGGAAAAAAAATTATGGAAATCTATATCTTGTGTTTATTATAGCACAAGTTGTTTAAAAACACAAGATGTAGGGAGAGGAAGTGGAACTATGAGATTCTCGACATATTTAAACAATGCCAAATGCATGGAGTGGCAAATAAACGCTACTCAAGGGATTTTATTTTCTTTGCTTTACGAAGCACCTGCTTGGGCAAAAGAAGAAATTATTGAGAATAAAACATATTATTTTGTATCAAGAAATTTGATACTCGAAGAATTGCCGATGTTTTTCGAAAAGTCTGATACTGTATACAGAAATTTAAAAGTATTGCAGGAAAAGGGGCTTATCGAATATATAAAGCAAGGCAAAAAAGATTTAATAAGAATTACTGCAAAAGGTAAAACTTGGAATGAATTTAAAGAAAACAATTTGGAAAAAAATCCGTCTTTTGAAGAAAACTCGGAAAAAAATCCGAGCAAATTCGGAAAAAAATCCGACAAAGAGCCAAAAAACTCGGAAAAAAATCCGACAAATAATAATACTATATATAATTATAATAATACTAATATATTAAATAATATATATAGTTCGGTGATAGATTATTTGAACAAAAAAACAGAACGTACAGGAAAAGAAAAATATAGTTCAACATCAACTAAAACACAAAAACTCATAAAAGCAAGGCTAAGAGAAAAATATGAGCTGGAAGACTTTAAAATCGTTATAGACAAGAAGTGCAAAGAATGGCTAGGCACAGATATGGAGAAATATTTGCGTCCAGAAACACTTTTTGGAAACAAGTTTGAGAGTTATTTAAAACAAAAAACAGGAGGAAATAAAAATGGAAACACAGGGAATAAGAGAAGCTATACAGGAAATGCTGAGAAAAAAGGGTTTGACAAGCACAATGATTATAAGCCAGACTACTCAAAGGGATTCGATGACTGGAATTAGTGCTCCAAGTGTATCAGCTAGTATTTTTAAAGAGCAAGAAATTGAAAAATATATGGGCTTATCAAAATTAACGGAACAGGATTGGCATAAAAGATTTGAGAATGCAGAAGTCAAATCAACCAAGGAAATGGAATTTAAAAAGTCATTTGAGAAGTATTGCAAAAACTTTGAAATAATCAAACAAAAAGGGCTTGGGATATTAATGAGCGGTAATCCTGGAACTGGCAAAACTTATTATACAACTTGCATAATGAATGTTTTGAATCAAAAATATCTTGTTTACAAGACAACTTTATCTGATTTGCTAGAAGAAATCAGAAAAAGCTATAAAAGTTTTGAAAATGAGAATGATGATTTTTTATTCAGCAGATTATCCAAAGCGGAATTGATAATTTTTGATGACCTAGGAAATGAATTTTTAAGTGACTGGGGAAAAGAAAAAATGTTTATGATCCTGAATTTTATTTATGAGAACAATAAGCCTCTAATAATAAACACAAATTTAGATGCTAAGCAATTATCAAGCTTTTTCAATATAAACGGCAGTGATAAATTATTAGACAGAATCCGAAGCAAATGCAAAACTTATATTTTTAATTGGGAAAGCCGAAGAAAAGATTTATATAAAAAAGATTTTGAGGAATTGTATTAGGAGGATAAATGCAAAATTTAAAAAGAGAAAAAGACAGGCTAAGCGTCGAGAACGACAGCTTAAGAGAAGTGAATAAGATACTAAACAGGAAAATGACAGAAATAGCAGAAGAAATAAAAACAAATGGAACACGGATTGATGAAAACAGGAAAGAGATTGAACGGATTGATAAGATTTTGAAAATTAAGATGAAAAAAAATAAACAAAGTATATAAAATCAGGAGGAAATAAAATGTTAGGAAACAACGTAGTAGACTATATGATAAACAGCTGTAAAGGAGCATATAATTTAGAAAATGCAAAATTAATTAAAAAGAATGTAGAAGATAAGAAAGTTCAGTTTGTATTCAAGAGAAGTGATTTAAAATTAAACATTGAGTTTGCAAATGATAAGATTTCAGGAATTATATATAATAATTTCTTAACTGATTCACAAAGAGAAAATGTAACAGAATCTGAATATTGTACAAGACTGAATGAAATGCTTGAAATAACAGATATTGATGATATAAATAAACTTGATGAAATTTCAAGAAATATCATCAAAAAAATAAATTCAGAAAAGTTATTTGGAGAAAATCCAAAGAAATTGTTTTTGAACAGAGAAGACAGAAAAAAACTTGTAAAAATAAAAAGATTTTTCGGAGCAGAGTCACAACTGCTGAAACTTTATGAAGAAATTGAAGAGCTGCAAACAGCATATAGAAATTACAGAAAAACATTTTACAAGGACGAACAAAATCTAATTGAAGAAATAGCCGACTGTTTTGTTGTAGCTTTACAAATCAATAAAGTAAAATTGGTTAAAAATGTTATTAGAGGCTTGATTGATAATACTAAAATCTTTAAAACTGAAATGATTGAAAAAATCATAAGAATGATTAAATTTAAAATCAATCGTACAGTTGAAAGAATTGAAAAAGGGCAATACGGAACATATAAAATTGAATATAAAGTCACTAGAGCTACACAGGAAGTTATCAGCGAAGAAAAAGAAGTTGAGGTAGTAAATTCTCCAGCGAAATCATTTAGCGTTGCAGAAAGCAAGAAACATAGCCGTGAGGAGAAAGAAAAAACAAAAAAAGAGAACAAGGTTTTTGAATTTGTGAAAAAGAATGAGCCATATTACTATAGGTCAAAAGAGGTGCAGTCTGGTACAAAAATACATCCAACTGAATGTACAGAAATAGTGAGAGAATTGATTGACAGGGGGAAAATAACAGTTATAAAAAAAGGGAGAGACGGTATATACGGAGCAACACTTACAACCGTTCAGGAAGCAGAGGTAACTGAGTAATGGCAATAAATGCAGGGAAAAAATTTGAAAACGACTTTAAGAATAGCGTTAATACAGATGAAATATTTTTACATAGATTCAAGGATGGAACAACAGGAACTGTAAATGGACAGATGATCAGATTCAAAAATAAAAACTTGTGTGATTTTTTACTTTTCAAGAACGGCTTGCTTGTCCTTGCTGAGTTAAAATCCTTTTTAGGTAAATCAATGCCATTTGCAAATATAAAGAACACAGTTGATGAACAGCAGACGTTTTTGTACAATTTACGGCTTGAGGCAAAGAAAAATAATGTAAAAGCATATCTGATATTAAATTTTAGGGATTTGTCAGAGACGTATGCAATAGATATTCATAATTTTGATGAATTTTACAAAATGACGAATAAAAAAAGTATCAGTATAGATGAAGCAAGACAACTGGGAAAGCAGTTATCTCAACAAAAGAAAAGAACAAGATACAGATATGAAATTAGTGATTTATTCAATTAGGAGGAATAATGGGTAAAAGATTAGCGAAAAATAGAGTTAGAAGTATTTTAGAAGAATATCCAGAAACACGGAATGCTGAAAATCCCGACACATATGTTATGTGCTTAATATTGGTTGAGGACGGGATAATAACGCAGGATCAGGCGGCAAAGATATATGATGGATATTCAATTAACAACATAGTTAAAAGTCGCCAGAAAATCCAAAATTCAGACAAGGAATATGAGCCAAACGAGGAAACTAAAAAGAAAAGGTTTGTAGGATATATGAATTTCAGACACGCCTGGCGGAAAGGAAACTTGGATGTCTAAGAGGATGAGCAGAGAAAACCAAAAATTAATTTACTGGTTCATAGACTGTTACGCTTATCATCTGAAAGGTGTAGACATAAATTGGCAGACTAGCAAGCAAAAGCCTGCCATTTCTGACTACTTTCTTTACAAGGCAAAGGAGGACTTGAAAAAACTTTATATCAGGCACAGTGGCAAGAATATAAAGGGATATGAGCCTTTCAGAAATATGGAAATTAAGCTGAAAGACAGAATCGGAAACATAATTGACAAGAATTATACGAAAGAAAGCAAAATCAATATAATCACAAATGATTTAATGGATTTTGTAACCGACGAGATTCAAATGTTGTTTATCAAGCTGAATGATACTTTTAGCTTGGCACTTAAATTAATGAGCAATACCGAAGCTGTGGCATTTACTAATTTCCTGTTTGACTATTTCTTGCAGAATGATATTGATATGTGGCAGGAAATACACGAACTATACAGGCAACAGGAAAATAGGAACTGGGTGTACTGGATGTTAAAAAAGAAAATATGTGTTATTACAGGAAAGCCAAATGCACAATTAGCACATATTTCAAAAAGTGCTGGAGCATTAGGAGGCTACAAATATGATAAAGGGATAGGGAACAGTTATTTACCTTTGTCAGCAGAGTGGCATATAGGAGTAGACCACGGAGTTGGTGGTGGTAGAAACAAATTAATGGAAAAACTGAAAGAGTTGAATATAGAGCCTTTTGAAATAAAGACGGAGGAAGAAGTCGAGGAATTAAAGAGAATATATAAAGGGCACTTCAGGGCATTTAAAAATAGTAAATAGTTTTCGGAAAAGTGAAAAATGAAAAAATTATTGTTAAAAGCTAAAATCTAAAACAAGTAAAATGAATATTTAAAATTTGAAAATGGAAGTATATGTGAGGTATTACCAATATTAAAATATGAGGATATATAAAGAAATTACAAATTGAAGAAATATGATTTTTAGAAAAGTTTTTGAAAATTAGGACAATGGCAATTGAATATTTTTGGTTTCATGGTATAATTTATATATAAATTATATTTTAAGGAGAAGGTTTATGAAAAAAAGACATGTTTTTTTAGACAGTAATGTATTTTATGAATTTCAAGGTGAAATAGAAAAAGGGGAAAAAGAAGATGTTGTATTAAAGATTTTTTGTGCTTTTCTTAAATTTAATTTTTGGAGCGAAACTAAATATAAAGGATGCTCTGTTCCAGATTACATAGCTATAGAATTAAAAACAAATAAAGAAAAAAATTTTTCTTTTTTATTTAAGTGTGTAGAAGTTAGTATAACTAATATATTGTTATGCAATGAAAGTATTTTAGTTACAGAAGAGGAAAAAATAAAAAAAGCAGAATTTTCCTTAAAAGAAAAACAGAAAATGTTTTCAAATAAAGAATTGATAATAGAAAATAATTATGAAATATATCAAGATTTTAAAAGAAAAATTCATTTATTAGAATTCAGATATATATTTGGATTTATAATAAAAATATATGAAGAATATTTTGAAAAAGACTTTTTATGTATATTTAATAATAAAGTCGAAAAATTTGTTGATGATTACCTGGAATTGAAAAGCAAAGGAGAAAAAGAAAAGAGAGTAAATGAATTTATTAACGAAATTTCTAGTGAGATAGAAAAAGAAGAATACGATCGAATGAAAAACGATAAAGAATTTTTGAAAAAAATGTATAAGAAAGAATACGAAAGAGTTATTTTAAAAGCTAAAAATACAAAGGATAGAGATGCTTTAGCTTATGGAATGGTATTAAAATTAAATTTAATAGATAAAGTTTTAAAAAACAGAACATTCTCAAATAAAACAAATAATTTATTTGATGCGTATTTTTTATTTTCTTATGAAACGGAAGTAGATATTTTAACAAATGATATAAAAATGTGTAATCGATTTGAGAGACTATTAAAAGCCAATAGAATAGGTGAAATAGGGAAATTTAAAATTTTAAGAATAGAAAAACCGGATCAAACATATGAGTGTTTTTCAGATGATATATATAAAAAAATTATAGGATAATAAAAAAGACCAAATAAAGCTGGTCTTTTTATTATTGACTTTAGAAAAAAGAAAGGAAGCGGAATGAACGAAAAAGATATAGACAGAATAGCAGACAAAATATTAGAAAAAATAAAGAATGATAAAGAAATTAAAACAGAAAAACAATTAACCCCTTTTCAAAAGACAGAAAAATTATTATCTGAATTAGCATTACTGAAAGGTGCTATTGATTCCAAAAATATGCTTATAGAGGATTTGAAGAAAGAGGGAATATCAATTCAGAAAAAGAAAACAGAGGTTAATGTGCAGGCTAGCAAGATCTATCTATCCGAATTAGAAAAGGTTGAAAACAGAATTGAAAAATTAAAGGAGGAAATCGTAAGAATAGAAAACGTTGTTAATATGGTTGAAAGGGCTTTAGATACAATTAGAAATAACAAGTATTATGATATAATAGAGATGAAGTATTTTGATGAATTAACATTTGAGCATATATCTGAAAAATTAGATATAAGTGTTATAACTGCAAAGAGATATAAAAATAAAATGATTAGACAGTTGCAATTAGTTATATTTTCAGATGATGTAATAAAAAATATATTAAATTGAAAAATGATACTTTTTTGATATTGTATATAATTTTTAATATGTTATAATATGTCAAGATGAAAGAGTATGAGTTGAGTACTTGTTATTGAATCTTTGATTTTATATAAGCATAAGGCAGTTTAAAGGCTGTCTTTTTTTTTACAGAAGGAGGTGGTAGCATTGAAATTAAATGCAAGGCAGAAGTCTTTTTGTGAGTTTTATGTAGCTAGTGGAAATGCTACTGAATCCGCAATAAAGGCTGGGTATAAAGAAAAGTATGCAGGCGTAAATGCTGATAAATTACTAAAAAATACTAATGTTTCTAAATATATAAAAAGAATAATGGAAGAACATACAAATAATAGAATAGCTAAAGCTGAAGAGATACTGGAGTTCTTAACTGCAACTCTAAGAGGAGAAGTAACTGAAGAAGTTGTAGTGGGAGGATTTGGAAAATCAGCAACAGAAAAAATAATTAAAAATGTAGATTTAAGAGATAGATTAAAAGCAGCAGAACTACTTGGTAAACGATATAGACTGTTTACTGATAAAGTTGAAGTTGAAGGAGTTGTGCCTGTTATGATTGTAGGTGAGAGTGAACTTGAAGAGTAGAAAAGTGAATCTGCCGGAACTGGTTGGAAAAGGATACAGAGATTTTTGGAACTTCAAGGGAAGGTACAAGGTTGTAAAAGGATCAAGAGCAAGTAAGAAAAGTAAGACAACGGCATTGTGGATAGTCTACAATATGATGAAATACAGGAATGCAAATACTCTTGTTGTACGCAAGGTGTACAGGACTTTGAAAGACAGTTGCTATTCAGATTTAAAATGGGCAATACATAGATTACAGGTTCAAGACTATTGGGAGTTAAAAGAAAGTCCACTTGAAATAACATATAAACCAACAGGGCAAAAGATTTTATTTAGAGGTTTTGATGATCCATTAAAAATCACATCAATTTCAGTTTCTGTTGGACAATTATGTTTTTGTTGGGTAGAGGAAGCATATGAGTTGACAGATGAAGTAGCGTTTAATATGCTAGATGAGAGTATAAGAGGTATAGTTGAAGAACCATTATTTAAACAAATAATCATTAGCTTCAATCCTTGGAATGAAAGGCACTGGCTTAAAGCTAGATTTTTTGATAGAAAAGATAAAAATATTTTAGCTCTTACAACTAATTACCTATGTAATGAGTGGCTTGATGAATCTGATAAAAAGCTATTTGAAGATATGAAAAAGAATAATCCTAGGCGTTATCAAGTTGCCGGCTTAGGCGAATGGGGAGTAACTGATGGACTTGTCTATGAAAATTGGAGAGAGTTGGAATTTGATTGGAGAGAAATTTTAAATAAAAGGCAAAAAGCAAAAGCAGTATTTGGGTTAGATTTTGGATATACGAATGACCCTGCTGCTTTTTTTTGCGGGATAATGGACCAGGAACAAAAAGAAATTTATGTTTTTGATGAAATATATCAAAAACGGATGCAAAATACAGTTATTTACAGAAGCATAGAAAAACTCGGGTTCAGGAAAGAAATAATAACTGCCGACAGTGAGGAACCAAAGAGTATAGAACATTTAAGAAGTTTGGGTTTGACAAGGATAAAAGCATCTAAAAAAGGGAAAGATAGTATAAATGCTGGAATACAATTTATTCAGGATTTTAAAATTTTTATCCATCCAAGGTGTGTAAATTTTTTAACAGAGATATCTAATTATGCTTGGGATAAAGATAAATTTGGAAAAGCAGTAAATAAACCGATAGATGACTTTAATCATTTAATGGATGCCATGAGATATGCACTTGAGGATTATATGAGAAATAATCGGATGAAGACAATTAATAAAAATATATTGGGGGTGAGATGATGGAATTAAAAACATTGGAGAAAGCATTGTGGGATTTTTTAGTAAATGATTTAGCGCGGCTACAAAAACTGGAAGACTATTATGTTGGTAGGCATAAAATATTGGAAAAACCTAATAGGCTGAAGGAGAAACCAGATAGTAAACTTATCCACAATTTTCCAGGCTATATAACTACGATAGCAACAGCTTATTTTATTGGGAAAAATATCAATTATAAGTTGTTGGAAGATAATTTGGCTAATGAGTACGAGATGGTTGGAAAATATTTAGCAACGGAGGAAGAACAGCAGTGTAATTATGAGCATGCTGAAAACTGTTCGATTTTTGGGCGGTCGTATGAGTTATGGTATAAAAATATAGATAATACGATAAACTTTAAAGCCTTAGATCCTCGTGATGTATTTGTCATTAGGGATAATACAATAGACAAAAATATTAAATATGCAGTTCGTTGGAGCAGAGAAAAAAATGAAAACAATGATTATGTCTATATATTGGAGATTTATGACAACAAAACTGTAACTGTCAATACATTTACTTCTGTTATGGATTACAAAGGAGTAATATTGACACCTCAGGTACAGGGAGAAACTAGAATGCACGGTTTTAATAGGGTACCTTTGATTGAGTTTGCTAATAACAAAAGGAAACTTGGGGATTTTGAAAAAGTAATAACACTGATTGACGGATATAATGAAGCAGTGTCAACCTCATTAGATGATATGAAGGATTTTACAGATGCAATCCTAGTATTAACAAATATGCAAGGAACTGATGAAGAAGATATAAAAAGTCTGAAAAAGAATAAAGTAATGCTTTTAGGAGAAAATGGAGATGCTAAATGGCTAGTAAAAAATATAAACGACACATATTCTCAAAATAATAAAAATAGACTGAACCAGGATATTCATAAATTTTCTTTTAT